ACTCAGACCTGTCACAAGTGTCGGATATATTATCAAAGAAGATAATGATTCTGTCATTCTTGTATCATCTTTTGACGAGGAGAGTCAATGTGGTGGTGGGGGTGTGGTTATTCCCACCAACTGTATAACAAAAAAGATAGTATTGAAAGGACAATTTAATGTCGAATGATTATGATTGGAGAACTAATCTATTCGTCTATGGAACACTAAAGAAAGGGGGTAGGCTTCACAGTGTGCTAGGCAATTCATCTGAATTTGTAGGGACATATCTTACAGTAGATTCCAAGTTTGATTTGTTTAGTTATGCTAAAAGTTTTCCTATTCTTGTTGCAAGAGAGAAAGGATTTCAAATAAAAGGAGAGGTGTGGTCAGTCACACCAGAAACAATGGACAGGGTTAATGCGATTGAGAGTGGCTCATCTTATTATCCTTTCCAAATAGATGTGGTCAAAGAACAAACAGGTATGCTAAAGTTTCAACCAGAATATTTATCTGGTTCTGCTCTAGTGTTTATGTTTCCTGGCAACAACCATAGACTTATGCCTGTCAAAGAAATTGACGCAGTAGATAACATAAAAGAATGGAAGGTATGAATTTTATAACAGGAATACTATCTATTATTACCTTGACATCCCTACCATTAATAGCTATTGTGGGTGTCATTACTGATCCAGAGTATAGGAATGTGCCTATATTTCTGTTTTTAATTTTTTGTTTTTACATTGGAGGAAGAACATGGATGATATTACATCAAGACCATATAAGAAAAAGATAGAACAAGAAGAAGATATCTTGGAAGATGGTGACTTTGTATTAGATGGATACACAGTTAATATTGAAGACACATCTAAACATAATGATGATTTAAGTTTAGATCACAACGACTATGAACATATACAGGAGGAATATGGCGTACAATCCGAAGACGTACAACCTATTGCACTCGACAGATTTATCGAACGCATTGGAAAAAGCCGTCGACCACCTAGATAATAGCGAGAGCGACGAGCCTTGTATATATCTACGGCATGATAAACCATTTGCTTTGAAGATGAGATTGTATAGATATGTTAAAGCATATCGTGTGCAAATGAAAAGCAAAGACGATGTAGATGAAATGCGATACGATCATTTAGTGTTTGACATTAAAAATGATTGTGTTACAATTACATCTTCATTAGAATCAAAATCATTTGATATGACAGATGAGGAAGGAAATAAATTATGAGTGATGAACTATCAAAAGTCCAACAAAAATTATTTACTGATTGTTTGGACGACTTAAAGAAACCTATTGCAGATTTATGCATGAAGTATCCAATAGCAGTTGTTGAATCAGCACTGATTGAAATGGGTATGCGAATGATACTAACATCAGCAGGTAGTTTACCTGCGTTGCATATGTTATCTGTGTGTGTACAGAATGCAACTTCAATAGGACATTTAATTGAGAAAGACTTAGCTTCTATGAGAGAAGAAGGTCAAGAACCAAACGCACTGGAGGATTGGTTATACAATGCAAACATTACAGGAAAGACCATACATTGAACATGTGCCTACACAACTAAAGTATTGGGCAGATAAAATGTACGACGCAGAATTTGAAGGTAGATGGCGAGCATATCACGAAGCCAAAGCTGTCTACCTTCGATACAAAAGACTACACGAAGAAGGAGTGGAGTGTGAACCAAATTTTTAAAAAGATATATTTAATTATATTTAAAATGTTTGCTTACCTAGAAATATTTTCTGGTAAGGCAAGAGTGTGGGCATTAAATAGAATGCACAACATAGATTATAAACCTCATAAAAAATATATGAGAGGAGGGAGACAAGATGAAGTATGATGTTACAACTAGCCACATGTATACACAACATTGGATAGTAGAAGCTAGAACTAAAGAAGAAGCGGCGGAAAAAGTTATGTCTTCAGACATGAAGTTTGATAAGACAAGTCGTAAATATGTATCTAATAAATTAAACATGGGTTTGGTTACAATACCAGACGCAAAGATTATGTCCATTGAACCTTTTGAAAAAGAAGGACTTGATGAACCACAAATAGATACAATCAGTTATGGAGGAACAGACCCAGAATGAGTGAAGAACTAGAGATACCAACAGAACTATTAGAAAAAGATCCGCTTGAACTTGCGGAAAGTCAACAAGACATTGATAGAATCATAGAGTATCTACAAAGAACTCGTGAGAATATAAGGGCGGCAGAGAAATCTGGTAAAAGAATAACAGGCAAGGCGGCAAGAACTAAAGCTCAACCTGTGACAGAAGGTAGCATACTAGATGTGCTAGTTAAAGATGTCTAAACCAGATAGGATTCCAAAGTATGTTTATGTGGATGATAAACCTAAACAAGTGGTGTGGGATACGTCAAGTCTTTCAACTTTCTTGGCGTGCCCCCGTCTATACAATCTAACAAACTTACGTGGGTATAAATTAAAAAGTTATGGTACGGTTACGGGCTTTGGCTCTGCGGTACACGACGCGTATGAGATATTAGATAGAGGTAGATTCCATAATAAAAATAAACAAGAGACACTGCGTGAGGCTATTGAGTTTACACTTAAGAATTACGGAGCAGATCTATCTTTGTCAGAAGATAAAGCCAGAGGATTAGAAGCCGCACTGCGTGCAATAGTATGGAGAGTGGATGAATACTGGGATGATAATATAAAGATAGCGTCTATGCCTAATGGTGAGCCGTGTCTTGAGAAAAGATTTGAAGTACCCTTTGGCGATACAGGTAAGAGATTTTCTGGTAGGATAGATAAGATCGTAGAGTTTGAAGGTGGCTTGTATCTGTGCGATACAAAAACAACAAAGGCTTCTTTAAGTGAGATGTATTTTAGAAACTATCAACCAAACAATCAAGTGTATGCATACTTGTGGGCGGCGAGACACATATTAAATTTACCTGTGCGGGGATTTATTATCGATGCAGTTCAAACTGGTGTACACTTTTGTAGATTTAATCGTGCTGTATTTAATGTATCTAATTTATCTATTGATGAATGGTATGCTGATACGGTACACAGCTTGGGAATATCTGAAGCCTACTGGGATAGTCAGTATTACCCTGCTAACTTTACATCATGTGGAAACTATGGTGGCTGTAAGTTCAGGGAAGTGTGTGCTGAATCACCTGACCACCGTGCCACGTTGTTGAAGGAAGATTTTGAAGTTGCGTTACACGATGACCTGGTTAGAGAAGCAGAAGTGATACACGCAGAAGACTTATTTAAAAAGGGCAAATGAAAATAGAAATATATTCTAAACCTAATTGTGTATTCTGTGATAAAGCTAAATTTAAATTAGCAAAAGAAAATCCTACAATACTTTTATTAGATGTGGACTTTACTAGAGAAGAGTTCTTCCTACAGTTTCCAAACGCACGCACGTTCCCACAAATAATAATTGATGATGAACATGTAGGAGGATACACTGACCTTGAGAAGTGGTTAGAAAAAACTTCTTGACAAAAATTTTAATTATGTTAATATTACAAAATACAGGAGATAAATATGGCAAGTATAAAAAATCATACATCAGTAGATGTAACCAAGTTACTACTCGTAGGAGATAGTGGCTCTGGTAAGACGGCTTCATTAGCCACTCTTGCGAACGCAGGATACAAGTTACGTATCTTAGATTTTGACAACGGCTTAGACATTTTGCCCGAGTTCTTAACAGACACAGGTGTCAACAACGTTTCTTATGTTTCGTTGAAAGATCCTATGGGTAAAGCGGAGGCGTTTCGTAAGGGTGCAACTTTAATTTCTAATTGGAAAGATGAAGATGAAGAATACGGCCCTGTTTCTAAATGGACTAACAAAGATGTGTTGGTTATCGACAGCTTAACATTGATGGGTGAGGCTGCACTTCGTGCTGCTCTTGTCTTCAATAATAAGAAGTCAACAGATCAAGCGTCGCAACCCGAATGGGGAACGGCGGCTCGTGATGTACAACATATCATACAGTACATAACAGGATCGGAAGTGCCTTGTAACGTGGTTGTTACAACGCATATGCAATACATGGAAGGAGA